AAGCGCCCGAATACCCTTTTGCCCGCTTTGTAAAAACGCATTGAGACCGGCAACCGATTGTTGTGTAAGCCGAAGCGCCTGAATAAAAAAGTCGAGCGCGCCGGTGTTTTCAACAAAGGCTTGTTTTGATCTATCGGCAAGAACACCAAGCAAGGCAAGGCGCTTTTGAAATTCGGCCGCCTGTTTGCTCGCTTCGGGCCCCGCCTTGGTACCATATCGCTCGATTGAGTCGGTGAATTCGTCAAACTCGCCCGCCGCTAAGGCTTGCAAGAGATCGCCCGCAGATCGGCCGAATATGGCAGTTGCTGCTTGTGCTTTTAAAGTCTGGTTTTCAATCCCTTCGATTGCACGTATTGACTCCAAAAACGCTTGATTGCCATCTTTAAAGTTTTTCGGATCCACTTTGAGCGCTTTTAAAACTTCGTTCGCCTGCGTTCCGGTCTTTTGTAGGTTTGTCAATACGCGCGGAAATTGCGAAATAATCGTCTTTGCGCTGTCAGCACTTTGACCCGAAGATACAAAGGCAAGCTTTAAAGCTTCGATGTTTTGTGCTGATATACTCGATCGGGCCGATAGATCGTTCAAGTCGTTGATGTTGTCTACAACCGAGCGTGACAACTCAAACGAAGCGACGGCCGCATCGATGAACGCACCGGCGACTTTTTGCACTGCATTGACAACCGTACTCGCCGCACCTTTGATCCCCGTAAAAGCGGCACCAATTTGACCGGCGAACTCGACACCGCTTTTCTTTGTTTCGTCAAGCTTTTCTTTGCTTTTCTTGGTCTCTTGTTGCAGCTTTTTGAGTTCTTTAACGGCGCCCAATACTTCGACAAGTATGTCATATTCTACTGTAGTGCTCATATCAGATCCGCCAAGTCAAGAAGGGATATATTCGGAAATACCATATCCTTTTTGCGTTTGCCTCTTTTGAGTATATCTTTAACACGATCGGATCGGGCCGAGATGCACTTTGCGCAGATCATCAAATCCGACCACGACAACCGCGCGATCTCGCTTGGGAGTTTTCCGTATGTTCGCCCGATGATGTCGTATAAGTGCACCAAGTTCTCATCCGCTGTGAAAGGATTTAAGCCGTTCGGCCGCCTCCTTGTGTCCCTTCATGGCACGATCGAGAATGGCTTTGCGGTCTTTTTGCGTCAACATACCGACCCATAAACGATTTTGTCTCGGCTCTTGGCGCTCTATTGCGTCAACAAGGTGCAACGGTTCCCATTTGACGCCGTCCTTTGAGCACCGTTTGACGCACTTTATAATCAATTGATCCTCTCGTACGCTCATCTCTTCAAGCATACGGGGGTTGATTGTGTTCGCCATCTGTAAAATTGCGCTCACGTCGTCAAGTTCGCCATCCTGCGCCTTTTTACTCATCTCTTGCATCGCTTTCAATTGCTCTTGGCTCTTGCCTTTCATCACCTGCGAAGCAAGCAAAGCACTTGCAAGGCCCGCCGCTTCGACCTCTGCGGGCGACAATATACGCCCTTCTATTCTCAATACACCATCAAAGATTATCATTTCAAACTTTGCGGCGTCTGCGATCTCCTTAAGGATGTCCCCACCCATCGCATCACCTCTCTATTTTGTTGTTAGTTGCTTATACCGCTTTGTGTATCGTTTTGTATTTCGATTTTCAAAGCTTCGTTTGTGCCGCTTATACCGAAGAATGTAACGGTTCGCTCGATGCGTCCGAATGAATTAACATCGTCGCTGTATTCGGTGATCTCGGCGTTTCTTAGTGTAATCTCAAAACTATCGTCACCGCTTGTAAATGTTACAACAACATCCGAAGATGTGCCCGCCAATTGTGCATTATACAAATCGTTGTCTTCAAGATCGAATGTAACGGTCAATGTAACCTCTCGGACATCGCTTATTTGCGGTTGCGCCGTAATCTTTGAGCCGAGATAATTGACTCTTTCAAGTTTATTATCAAGTGTCAATTCCATAGATCGCATTTTGTAATTCGAGCCACCGAATGACAATTCGGATGATTGAAAATGAAACACTTGACCACCATCGCCGAAACTCGGAGTAATCGCCGAAGCTCTTGCCGCGGCCGTCTCTGCGATAATCTCAAAACTTGCCCGCGCTTCGGCGCCTGCTTCGCATGAGATCGTCATTGTTGAAACCATGCAACCCTCGAATTTTTCACTTGAGCCCGTGCCTCTTTGTACGTCGATTGTCAGACTTGGAAGCGTCGCGGATGGGTTGTACGTGTGCGTATATGGCGCAGATCCGCCCGTGTCGGTAAGAGAGCCGAGAGCCGCCTTTATAAGCATGCCAAGGCCTTTGTATGTAAGCGGTGTTTCGATTGTGCCGCCCGCAATTTCGAAGCCGTCGAATGTATTGACCGCAAACGCCGCCGATGATTGTGAAAGATGCGTCGTTCTTTCGCGCTCTTGACTTCGTCCCATAGACACGGAAAAGACGCGATTGTTAACGGTTGTTGAAACGGGCGTACCATATGTCGATTCTTCGCCCAGTGCTACGAATGCAGTTCTACCAAATTGCAAAGCCATTTTTTATTCTCCTATTATGTCGGTAGTTGATCGCGAACTTGAACAAGGCACCGCACGTCGATAACTTGATCCGTCGTTGTTGTTACTGTAATCATAAAAGCATAGTCTTCGCCGTCGGTGCCGCCTTTTGCGCGGGCCTTTACGAATCCATCTATGAATCTTGTATCGCCCTCTTCATATCGGGCGCTTGAATCCGATCCGCTCGAATCGAGACTTTGGACGGTTACATATTCGATGCCTTCGAAGTCGATTCGATCCGCGTACGGCGACAGCATCGACCGAAACAAGCCAGCGATCGAGAAATAAACATCGATCACGTCGGTACTGCTTTTGACAATGCTTTGCAAAGGTGTTTGTGTTGCGGGCCTGTTTAGCGGTTGTCGTACAACAAAGCCGCCCGCCTGCGATATGTCTATGTATCCGTCGATCGGCGTTGCAATGGTCACCGAAGAACTCGGATCGCTCGATTGATCGGGGTTTTGAAAATACAAGTATACGAAGTTGATCGCCTGCGTCTTTACACTTTGCCCGTCGATATTTATTACAAGCGTCCTCGTTGATATGTCCGCACCTGCGGCACGCTCAAACGGCAAAAGATTGCCTTCGACGTCGACGGGTACAACATCGAATATATCGGATCGTATATTATCCCAAAACAGATCCCATGTCTTCGGGATCGTTATGGTTATGTCTTTTGTTTGAACAGACCCGTCTCCGGTTAGCGCGTCGATTGCGATCGGTTGCCTTTGTTTGTAATTTGAATCGTACCAAGTCATGATCCGGTATCCGTTTGATAGAAGACTTCTATTTGTATGTAACCGATTCCGGCACCTTCGATCCCGTATCGGTCACCATCTTCGGCGGTAAATGCGCATTTTATATCATCGACAATCGAAGGAATTCCAATTTGTCGATCGGCGGTCAATGCTTTGATCATATCGCTTGTTAGATCCATTGCGTTTAATGTTCTCTCGGTTACGTCGGCCCCGCCTACAAATGCATATATCTCAAAGTTTGCGGTGATTCGATAGCGTCCGAGGGTTTGACCATAGTCCGAAGTACTCTGCACAAAAACAACGCTTGCAAAAGGGATGTATGGCGGCTCTACGACTGCACCGATCACAACTTTGTTGCTCATGTCAAGCGCACTGGTTTCGCCGGCATAACTCACCGCGATTTTGCTTTTTATTGCGTTCGCAATTTGTCGGATCTTCGAGTCTGCCATTATTGCGCCTGCAATGAAATTGTTAGAAGGTCTTGCAATTCTTTGTCGGCCTTGCTTAATGCTGTCTCAATACCGCGCTTCATAAACAAACGAGGTGCCATTTTTCTTGTTCCAAATTCTACATATTTTGCATAGAGAACCGGTACGCCGCCGCTATTCCCACCGGCCCGAAGAACGGCGCGCGGGTTGCCGTCTTTTGCGTCTACAATCGCAGTGATTGACGAACGAAGGCGACCGGTTCGAACTTTTGGGAAGTCGGTTGCGTTTAGCTTTGCTTCGCGTTCGGCTCTTAAAGAAATAGTCATAAGCTTTTTACGCAATGTTTTGAGCAAACGCCGATCGGCCCTGTCTACATTTTTGATAAGATCGTCAAAACTTAATTGTGTAGGCATATCGACCTCACAATATTTGTCGAGATTCGCGAAACGGCGCAAGGTATTCTTTGACCTCGGGCGGCATTGACTTTGGCGATATACTCACTGTCGCCGCGCGTTGTGTTATGCTTTCTTTGCCTTGTGTCGCCTTGTTGCGGTGCAACTGCGAAGCCCAAACACAAACAGCATGTTCAAGGTCGGCGGGCAATGTTGAAAAGCCACAATTCGCGACAACCTTTATGGCCCGAAAGGCCCGATCGAAACCGTCGGCGGCATTGACGGGATCGAGTATTGCTTGACCCAATAAAGAATCAAGCTCGAAGTCATCCGAAGACAATTGCGTGTCACTCGTGTATTGTCTATTCGGATCACTATGGATAGAGGTGATAGAATTAACGGGCCTAATCGGCAACTGCAAAACCGCAGAATTGCCGAATGTAGGCCCGTTTAAATAGAATGTATAGGTAGCCGCCAAGAGTTGCGGATCGGCGCTTGCATCGGGCTTTACCCACCCGAAATACCGCGCAATTGCACACTCGACACGTTCTAACAAATTTGTCAAATCAGCATCGGCCGCCGAGCCGGTGATCTCTGGCAAATATGTTTTAAGCGTTGTAGCGGATACCATTGCCATGCTTTAGACTTCTCTTCGAGGCTCAAAGACAAGAACAAGGCCGCCATTAAAAGCCATACCGCTTGATCCGTTCTGATCAAAGGTTATCTTCAACTCATCCAAATCGGAAAAGTCAAGAGCCTCACCGCCGGAAAGCGCGATTGATTCGGAAACGCCTGCGCTCATGTCGGTCGTCTCAAAGCTACGAGAACCCAAATCATCGGATCCGTTTTGTAGCTTGATTACAACATAGTTTGTTCCGTTTGCTGTAACCGCGGTATCTGCAACAAGACGCGCCTCTTTAAGCGTTAGTTTTCGATATGCTGGTATAAACTCACTACTGTCCGACGAAGACGCAGAGACCTCTAACTTTTTATAAATAACTAATTCCATTGTATTCTCCCTACTATGCGATGTTTAGATCGAATTGGAAACAAACATTCTTTGTAGCATCCAAGTCAAGCGTATCAAGCGTTGCGCGTCTTGTGGCTACAATCTCGGTTGCTCCGACGTCGATTTTGCGTTGTGACTCGACAAGAATACCGCGACGCTCGAAGATGCGCCAAGATTGGCGATGCACAAGAAGCATGCCGGTCTTTGTCTTTGTTGCGTTGTCATAAAGACCGCTTGCATTGAGATCCGCTGACATAAAGCGGCTCATGATAATCGGTATTCCTGCGATACTGGCCAACTGTCCAGTAAGAACAGTAGCACGAGGCCCGAAGACGTCGAGCGTCTTGACTTCGTCCATGGCAAGAAGGTTTGCGACCATCATTTCAGGCGAAACAATTGCCATAAGATCCATCAATCCGATTTCACCGAGTTGCGATTGTGCGCTCAAAAAGTCGGAGAAAGCATAAGAACTCGGGGAATTTGCGTCGTGTGTACAGCTTCGATCGAATGCTGCGGCACGAAGACCGATAAATGCGCGTCTATGGTCGCTAGATCCGCCCAAAGCTGGAGAGGTGCCCCAACGTCCGCGAATGTCCCAATTTGCAATGTCGTCTTGGTGCGTTGCGGCGGTGTCACCGTTGATCAAGGCGTCTTCCATTGCGTCATTTAAATCCATTAATATTTGTCTTTGGAGCGTCGGAATAGTCAACACGGCCGAATCTTCGGCGGCTTGGTCGTCAATTACATATCTCGCCGCAAGGCCTGACATTGTGATTGATTTTTGACTTGTTGCAACGGTTGAAGCGGTGAATTGGGCCGGATTGTCGGATGTAACGGTTCCTTTCAGATAAGGACGGCCACCGCGCGACATCCTAGGCACCAAGATTGTATTCCTATCAACTGCTTGACGCTGCAAATTGTCGGCTACAACGCGCGGCAATTGGATTTGGTCTTCGAGGTTATAGTACAAATCTGCGGCAAAACTATCCGGAATCCAATCGCCACCGACACCGGCACTGTCGTTAAAAGCCTTGTTTATTGCGGGCTTTAAGAATCGAGGTGCTTTTTGTAGATGCTTCCAAAGTTTGAGATCGCTCTTTGGTGTGTGCGGGCTACTCATAAGCATACGCGCAAACGCTCTATCACGATTCATCTTGATAAGATCCGCATGCCATTGATTGACGGGCTCTTTAGAGTCTAAGAGGCCTTCGACTTCGGTCTTTATGGTGCCGCGACCGGTCACAGCAACGTCGATGCTTTTGGATGTCCAACGCACACCGTCAGACTCGACGAAATGTCGCAGTTCGCGATCGGCTTCGCCTTGGTGTTCCATGTTAGAGATATGGGTTTGTGACTCTTGAATCAAGCGTTGCGCCTTTTTCAAATCATCTACTTGCTTTTCGAACTGAGAAAGCTTCTCAGTCGATGTTTTTTGATGGTTGCGGATGCCTTCGAGTATTTTCTTAGCCTCGGCCACCATTGCGCGATCGGTATCACTCATCGCTTACTCTCCGTTTGTAAGGAGCGCAAAGAAATCGCGCTCTTGGTTGGTTAAAAAACTCTTGTCTTCTTTGTCTTCGTCGTCGTCTTTGCGCTTCTCTTCGCTGTCTTCGTCGTCGTGATAAGACATGTCCTCTTTGTCTTCGTCGTCGTGGTGTCCTTCCATTTCTTCGGGTTCTTCGGGATCGTCTTCGCGCTCTTCGCGGTCTTCGTGCATGAGGTACGTAACGATCACGCGGTCACCGTCCATCTCGACATCGATAATGTGTTTTAGCTCAGAAATGCGAAACACTCGATTTTGTCCGGTGTAATTCTTTGCGGCAACTGCTTCGCCGTTTGCGGGTATTGTCACAACTGAGATCTCCAAAAGTTCGGCGCTCTCGAAATACTGTCCGCGCTTGCCGTAATAAGGTGAATCTTTGGGTAGCATTGAGCGCGGTGTGCTCTCGATTGGATTGAACCCCACCGAAACCGCACCGATAAAGCCCTCTCGAACCTTGCGCGCAACCTCGGCGGCCATTGGGTCGCCCATATCAAACTCGACATCGACCATCAATTTGCCGTCAATCACGTCAACCTCACCGCGCCCGATCGGAAGCTGGTTGGCGTTGTGATTGAGCAGGATGACCGGATTGTTTCGAAATTTCGACAGATCCCAATTTTGCCCGACAATGTCGCCATAGCGATCGGGGCTCGAAGTGCTCGCAACGAATGAAAAAACCTGTCTCTCGTCGTCCTTTGACGCCCTTTTCAGTATACGAGTGTCAAGACTCTTATAGAACATAGCTACCTCTCTATGTCTATATATACTAGCAAAATATAAGAATTGCAAGAATTATAAGAATCACAAGAAATACAAGAATCAAAATAATTTAAAAAAGATTAAAGATTTTATTGACACCAATATATGAATATACTATATTGATAACACAAAACAAAACAACAAAGGAACCACCAAAATGAACATCGGCGACAAAGTTTATATCACAAAAGGCAAAGGAATCTATAAAAAAACAACTATGACTATAGTTTATGAAGTATCCGACGAAGGCGTATATGTAAAATGCAGAAGAGGCTACAAAAAATTTATCCCTAACGAAAGATTACCTCAGAGAATTATTATTCGATAGCGCAAGACTACAGCAAACCAAACAAGCCCGCCTTTGTGCGGGCAAACTCAAAGGAGCAACAAAATGACAAACGAAGAAAAGCTTGAAAAAACACTCGAAGATATGGGTTTTAATTTTTTCGACGAATGCGATGATGGCGTATGCGAGATCACCGTATGTAATGGCAAGCAGTCCTATACTATCAATAACTACATGGTCTACCAGCACGGAAGCGACATAACAAAGTACATCAAATGGTACGCTTCCGGCCTACAATGGATCATCGACATGGAAACAATAACAGCATAAACAAAACAGAACAAAGGAGCATAACAATGAATCAAACCATTCTCGTAATACACTACCATAGCGGGATCATAACCTACATACCCAAAGACGAGCGCGCGCTTGACATTATCATCTCAAACTTTAATCACATCGAAGAGGTTGTCGAGGTCGATCTTGATGCGGATGCGGCGAAGGTAAGCCCGAAGACCGGAGAAACAAAATGAACTGCAAATATACAAGCATGTTACTCGAAGAAATAGACAGACTTAGAGATCAGTATCAAGAAATGCCAGCTACGGATCCAAGAGCTATTCACATACTATATCAAATCACAGAAAAACAAACGCACTTAATTATCTCTCTGCTTAGAAGAACCAAAGAAACAAAATAACTATTTGCGCTTAAAGAACAACTCAATACAATCTTGTAAGGCCTCTTCTTTGAGGCCTTTGCATGCTTTTTGGATCTCTTTGGTGTTTGCGATGTTGCTGATCTCGCTGCAATCTTGTTGTGATGTCGCCGCATCGATCCCGCGTTGCTGCATCCGGCAAAACATTTCTCGACACAAGAGCGCGTCTTTGTCTTTGATGAAATCCTTCGAGCACGGTTCTACCAAGAGATCAAGATCGATGAGTTCTTTTTGTACCTCGGTTTGTCCTTTGGCGACCTCATCGCCACCGACCGCAACAACAAGCGGCTTCGGGTCTTCTTTGGGTTTTGTCGCCTGCTGTACTCCAATCGTGCCGCCAATACCGACCGCCAAGCCGACAACGGCCGCAATTATCAAGCTTGTCATGTTTTTAATCCTCAAAATATGGAACAATTGTGCACCTACAGTTTATCGATTCTTTTGCGGACTCGAAGAGCGCCGGCGACCCCGCGGTCAAATTTGGCGGTATCACAAAGTTCTCATTTACTCCGACAATGTCGCCGTCTAGATCTTGATGCGTTGGTCGCACCTTATCATCCCTCGAAGACAACCACTGTTTTTGTATTCGGATCCCTTCGTTCGCGGCCGTTTGGAAGCTTTGATCGGTGGCAAGGTTGATCGCCTTCGTCGCC